CTTTGGATTTTTTCGCGTTCCTTGCGTAAGATTTTGTATAGCATAGGACAAAGCCTAATAACTATTTAGATTGTTTGGTCTCTTTGACCTCTTTCCCATAATTAGGACAATTCTTGTTTCTACACACACGGATTTTAAGATTTCCTTGTCCCTTAATCGTTGTTGCAGTTTTACATTTAGGGCATAACATTTTGATTACCTCCCATATTTTGGGCTATGTATTGTGCAAAGTCCGTAGCATCTTTGGTTGTTTCCATTATTTTTTGATTTCCAAGGTTGATTTGAGCATTGCTTTGTTCAATCTTTGTCTTTGCCTCGGTATACATATTTGCTACCAAAGATTTAAGTTTGTTATTCTCTTGAATAACGGCTACTACCTTGTCTACGGTCTCTTTTTGTTGTTGAATAATTTGAGTGCTTTGTGTTAACTGCTCTTCGGCTTGTTTTAGCCTTTGAGTGAGTTGTGCTACTTGGCTCTTCTCATCTTCCTCAATTCCTTTGAGGATTTCCGTCTTGTTAGAAAGTGCATCTTTTGGATATGCCTTCAAGTAGGTTTTCATTGATATCAAACCTTTGGCAAGTAATACGTCAAGAGCATTGATATCTCCGGCAGCACTTGACTTTGTTCCAGCCGTAGCCTCTACAACTACTTCAAAATCAACTCCTTGATAATCGGCACTATTGAAGATATCCGTCAACTCTACTTCTTCCTCTTGTGGTTGACCAAAGTCATCTAAAATAGGTTTACCTAATTCATCTAATTTTGGCTCTACCGACTCATAGGTAAATTCCTTTTCCTTGTAGTAGAGTTTGAAGAATTGTGCTAACACCTTACCTTGTTTCTCTTTAACAAGCCAGAAGGTGTCTTTTAATTCTTCTATCGGTTGTTGTGCTTGTGATTGAAGTTGTGCTATTGCTGCACCACTCATACCTGCTCCAAGTGTTTCCCCGGTCATTACCTCACTTGCTCCCGTCACTACTCTTGTGAGTTGTGTTAAGGTGTCTACAAGTTGCAAAGGTTGGCTTTGGATTACTTGTTCCGTCATCTTCCTAATACCATTACCGGTTTGAGAATAATCAATAAGCACTTGACCCGGCTCATTGTTTATCACTTGCCCTTTAAGTGCATTAGGGTCAACTATGTATTTACCCCAAGCAATCTCTTGTGCATTAAGCAAAGACATTGCAAGGTTAAAGTTGATTGATTTTTGGTTAGGTATAATCCCTTCTACTTCTCCAAGCCCATAGATAGACTTTTCTCTAATCTCATAGTTTCCTACTACGATAGGATAAAGGTATGCTTTTGTGTTATCGGTAGTAAGAGGTTGAGTTTCGTGATTGTCTGGTAAAGAGTTGTTTGGAGCATCTTCTTCAAATCCATACTCTTTGGAGATTGCTTGAATATCCGGAGCAAGAGGAGTAGGCTTGTTTATAATCGTTGTTCTTGTAGCCTTTTCCCAATACACCTCTCCATTTTGACGGAAGTATCTTGTAAGGACTGTGCAAAGTTCATTGCCTTCTTGCTCTATCGTTCCATACTTGCTATTACTCTCATCTGCTACAATGGTATCCGGGTCTACACCCTTATCACACTTCGCTCTAACCGATTTGATATCTTCACGAGATGCAATCAATATCCATTTTTGCTTTTGTTCGTCAAGTTCGGTAGGATTTGAGAAGAATATACTCAACGGGTCTATAATCTCACACCTAACTCCACCGGGTTGACTTCCGTCTTTTCCTTTGGCTTCACTATCCCAATAGTAGTGGTAGAAGTAAGAGCCTTTCTTAACACCGTCATCAATAGCCTTCTTGTCAAGTGCTTCTTGCCCTATTTCTTTTTGGATATAAGCAGCAAAGTTGTTAAACTTCTCTACGTCTGCACTTTCGTTTTCGGCTTTATAAATGATTTTTACCGGAGTAGAAAGGATTGCACTCTTTTTACTCCTACATATCATCTTGACTATATTCACTACCGGACGAGGTAGGTTTTTAGTGTTTTTGGTTGGTGCAGCCCATTGTTTTCCTTCGTAGAAGTTTACGAAGGTAGGAAGGTTTTTGGCAAGCCCACTATTTTGCTGATAGGTTAAACCATTTTGATAATCTTCCCATAAGGTTGTAGTTTCTCTTTCGGTTGTATTATCCATTTGCACCCTCCTCTCCGTTTAGCCACTCACTTAATATTTGAGAGGTAGAAACAGGCTCATTATCTTGTTGCATAGTCTTTTGAGAGATAGTTCGTTTGTTCAACTCTTCTTTTAACTCTTTTACTTCTTGCCTCAAGAGAGCATTTTCTTCTTCTACTTTCTTTAACCTACGGAATATAAGTAATTTTTTGAAAAACTCTTTCATTAAAAATCCTCCCAACTCATAAAGTTGCTATTATCGTTTTCACTACTTGCAAAGTTTCTTGTAATGAAGTCATCATCTTGAGGCTTTTCTTCAATCCATTGTGTGGTTTGTTGACTTGATACAAAGTGCGCTATTGCTTTTGCCATAACTAAATCGTCGTGAGCGCCTTCTATTGCCTCCATTTTCCCATTGTCTTTCTTTACAAAAGTGGTCATCTCTTTGAGTGTTTCGGTATCCACCTCAATGGAAGGGTCTCTCATAAGTTCAACAAGTTCTCCTATGATTATAGGCTTTGTCTTTCGTGTGGTTTCAAAGCCATATACCCTTTCTACTTTCTTGGATACTTCATCAACTCTTTCTCTCAAATAAAGGTTTGTATAGCCATACTTTTGAATAACTCTTATAGGGTGTCTACTATAATTCGTTTCAATTCCTATGAGAGCATCATTGTAATACTTGGCAAGACATAACATTTGCTCTCCATACAAATCTTCATCTATCTTTTGTTTTCGTAATGTGGCTACCGTTCTTCCATTAGTATTATCAATCATCTTCCCGGTAAAGTAGTCAATTCCCGTTCCGGCAGTATCTCCACCAAGGACATAAGGACATTTTGCTATGATTATCTTTTCATCATTGTCATACTTCACTCTTGGCTCTTCGTGGATTGTGATATATCCGTCTACTCTTTCTTCAAACTCTATATCTTTTATTTGCCACTCTATATCTACCGTTTCCCCTTTGCTATCCTTTATAGGGTTGGCCATCTTCTTGTAGGTAAAATAACCTTTTTTAAGGGGTTGCAAGGCTTGACAATGGATTATTTGATTGACTAATGCCTCTTTATCAAAGACACAATCTCCACTTGAAATAAAGGCTTCTTCCGGGGTTATAGGATACTCTTGCTTTATGGTGTTTTTGTCAAGGTATGAGTCATACTTCTTACAATACCAAGTTATTTGCTCTTTATCTAATCCTTTGGCTTTTAAGACTTCTATTCTCTCTAATAGCCAAGGGTCATTAGTTTCAAGATACTCATACTCATTACTACGATACTCCGAAGTCCTCCACCATTCATAGAAGAGGTTATAGCAAGTATTTGAATCCCATAAATCTTTTGCCTCGTTAAATCCATTAGCCGTAGTCTCATAAACTCTAAAAGCATCTTCGGTCATTGCTTCGCCTATACCTTTTTGTAGGTTTGCAAGGCTACACTCATAAAATGCTACTTCGGAGAAGTGAACAAAGTTTAGTGTTCTTGAACGTCCTACTTGGTCGGTTGCAGTTGCTATACGCCAAGATGAGTTGAGTTTATCAAAGAATAACTCATTGACGGAGTTAAACTTTTCCGTAGGCTTTAATTCTTCCGGGAGTCTTGTGTAGACTGTTCTTGCTTTATCGTTGAAGATTGCTCTTGTGTTATCTCCACTATCTGCAAGAGTAAATCCGGAGAAGTTCTTTTGGACGATTGCAAAAGATAATTGCATAGCCGTTATAAGACTTGTAAAGCCTTGTTGCCTTCCCTTCAAGATGAAGTATGCCTTTTTAGTTCCCCATTCCTCATACTTGGAGATAAAGTCTCTTTGCACTTCGTTGAGGAAGAATGGCACACTCTTCTTTTTCTTGTCTACTATGTAGAAGGCTACCTCTATGAGAAGATACGGCTTTGCCCTTATTTCATTTACAAGGTTTATGTCAGATAGGATTTTTCTAACCGAAGCCCTTACAAGTTCCCTATCTAACTCTAAATCGTGTTTCTCTTCCCATATCCTTTTTCGCTTTGCGATAATGTCGGCAACTCTTATCATTAGTAGTCCTCAAACTTCTTAAATTCAAGAGTTCCTTCCACTCTTTGCGTTGCTTCATTGTTTGCAAGCGCTTGTTTGTCATAGAGAGTTCCAAGCACCGTAGCCAACTCCTTCACGCTCTCCACCTTTATGGTAGATATCTTTTTGTAAAGGGCTTGTCTTTGTGGTGTGGTCAAATCTTTATAATCAAGTTGTAGAATTTCATTCAAAAGTTCGTCAATGACATTCTCACTCTCTATTGCCCTATTTAGCCTTCTTTCCAAAAGAGTTTGTATCTTTCCAATTAAGCCCCAAGCATCTTCTACAAACTCCTCTTTCTTTTTTTGGCGAAGTTCGGCAATCGTTTCTTCGCCACTTTCTTTTGCCTTCTTGTCATAGG